AAATCTAATTCATTAGCTATTATATAATCAATAGGTTGTATCTTCTTACTTGCATAGTGTTTACCAGCCACCTGATAACTTTTAGCCTTCTTTAATTGTTCTTCGTGTTCTATTTCTAATAATATTGATTCTGGACTACTCATTTACAATCTCCTCTTTTTTTTGTATCTCTTTTAATAATTGTTGTANACTAACTAGTTGTAGCTTACTTGCTTTATTATCACCACCCATAACAAATCTTTGTGGTAAGTTGCTACATATCTCTTTTAGTTTTGGTGTATTAAACATTAAAGTACAAACAAGCTCATTACTTTTGACTAGGTTATGTGCCCAGATATCACTAGTAGTTGCATTTATACCACTAGGCTTACCATAGGAACTATGTTCAATACATATATTACCTGTGTTAACCCACAAATCTCGTTCAGTCTTTACTTCACAAGTCTTAGCACCACTAAATAACTCATCTATATGCTGCTCCCAATGTTGCCCAAACTCTAAATCTATATCAAATTTCTTGAATGCACCCTTATCTTTTGTTGTTGCCATATAATATTATTTCTCCTGTTTCAAATGAATATTCGTCATGTCTTAACATACGAACTAGCCTAGCATTCCTTATAGCATCCTCTTCTGTACCCCCAGCTTTTTCGTAGGCAGCTACGATAGTCTCCCAGTATTTATCAGGGGTTACACTTGTTAGTAATTTTAGAGCCTTTACTCTACCAATACCAGGGCATCCTTTAATGTTATCAACACTATCTCCCTCTAAGACCTGCTGGTAAAAAAAGAAATCAGCATCCTCTTCTGTCACAGTATACTTTTCTTGAGTGTTATAATTATAGTGTTTTCCCTTAGCTTGATTTAAGTCTTTGTCAATATGACAGATAATATACTTATCAGAATCACCTGTTGCTTTTGCAACTACATAATCATCTGCTTCAATATTTATACACCTGTAAGCACCTAACTCAGAAACCATAAAATCTCTTAAAGGTTCCATAAGCAGTAAAGGAAAGTCAGGGGCTTTTCTGTTTGCCTTATAAGTCTCATCTACATCATACCTAAAAGTCCTTGAAGGTGATAGTATTAATTCATAAGAAGTACATTTGTTCTTTTGCTTAATGCCTTCTATGAAGAACACCATGTCTTTTTTTGCTGTTGCTAAGTCTGTCTCAATTGTTATATTTTCTGTGTCCCAAGAGAACACCTCTTGATAAATACTAGCATACTTATATAATATACTATCAGCATCTATTAAACAAATCATACCTTCTCCTTTAAACTAAACTTGATGAACTCACTTCCTTTTGGTACATTATCTTTCTCTACTATAAGCTTATAAATCATTTTATCATTAAAATTATATTTCAACTGTAAACAATCTATAAAAGGCTTCAGTATATTATCTACATCAGCCAAAGGGGAACTAACCCCTACTTTTATATTTAATTTTAATTTACCTTTTGGTACAATAAAATCATTAGGTAATATAGACAATACAGTTTTCTCATACTGTTTATATTCATAAGATTTTACCTTCTTACCTAAGTACATATTATTAGCGGATAATGGCTTTACTCTTAGTATATACATCTTGTTAATAACTCATGTATAAGGTGCTTAGGGTCTACCCAATCATCGCCCTTCAAAACCTTACTCTTTGTGTTTACTAATGGCTTCATATTATTAGCTTCAAGGACAAAACCTCTTGCCTCATTTATTATACTACTTGGATTTCTAATGAAACCAGTTTGTAAAGTGGCTATTGTAGTATTATAAACATACTCTAATATTCTATCCTTTCTAGCATCAAAATCACCTTTAGCTTTACTCCCTAGAAGTACAAACTCCATATCACAAAAAGCATCTATTATATCAACCAAGTGAGTTAATGCTTTTTGTCCAAATATACCAAGCTCAATAAGCTCAGCCATAGCACTCTGCCACTCTAAGTACTCCTCCTCAAACATCTCTGTCTCAAGATGAGAAGAAGATAGTCTGCATGTATTTCTCAAGTAATTCCATTTATAAATACCATATTCATTCATTTGTTTTATATCCTTTTCTTTTAATGGGTTTCAGCCCAGTTATTTCCTATATTAGCACTACCTCGTAATGGTATTCTAAATTTTAATTGTGCTGTAATATCCTCAAATGTTTTCTCAGCTATTTTAGCCACATCTTCTGCTATATCTTCATCACACTCTATCTGTACCTCATCGTGGATATTACCAACAAATTCGTATTGTACTTCCTTATTTTTTGAGTTAGTATATACTTTTTCTAAGTTTTTATCTAATTGAATTAAATAATACTTCATAACTAAGGCACCAGCCCCTTGTAGTAGTGTATTTAAAGCTGAGTGAGGTGACCTTATGTAGTATTTTGCCCCATCTAGAGCTAAAAGGTAGCCCTGTGCCTCAGCTTTTGCTTTTACCTGTTTAATTAATTCTTTAATGGCAGGTACTTGTTTAAAAAACTTCCTTTTTAGAGCCTTACCTTTCTTAGCATCACCACCTACAATACTCCCAATCTTTTCATCACCAGCCCCATAAAGAAAGGCATAGATGAATGTTTTNGCATCATCTCTAGTAGGAAGACCAGCAGCTCTTTGATTAAGTGTATGGATATCTGTTCCATCCTCTTTTTTACCTTGGTCAACAGCTGCTGCATATACACCATTATCATATAAAGCCATATAATGACTGAGTGTTCTTAGCTCTAAGCCATCAGCATCACAACCAACTAATTTCTTACCTTTTGACACACCAAAGAGGCTCCTGCTCTCATGTCCTTTATATGCTCTATTTGAAGGCACCTGAGCCACATTAGGCTTACTATGTGTACATCTTCTCGTAACTGCTCCTAGTGTGTCTATGGAGCCGTGCATACGACCATCTTTACCTACCTTTTTTAACCAAGCATTATCACCCTCAGCTAATTGTCCTACTAATTTTGCAACAGTAAAGTAACTAGCTAGTAGTTTTCCTTCATCAAACTCTAATTTATTAAGTACTTTCTCATTAATAATTATACTTCCTTTTTCAGTGTACTCCTCAGGTTTCCATCCATATACTTCCTGAAGCCAACGGGCTATGTGGTCTCTGCTTGAGGGATTAAAGGTAAGACTCTCATATCTGCCCCAGCCTCTCTTAGCATCCATAATAGCACCCTTATTAACTTGAGTTTGGTACACCTTACTCACACCACCATCTTTATTATACTGTGCAACCTCTTTCATAGGCACCCAAGTAGGTAATGGTGTGAAAGTTCTAAAGACCTCTGTTTTTATTCTCTCAGCCTCAGTAAGAAGTTCTACATGTAGTTTTTGAGCGGCGGGTATATCAAAGAACCACCCATACATCTCTTGCCGTATGATAATAGCCTTAAACTGCATCTCAATAAGCATAGCCTTAGGATATGTATCAAATAGCTTTTTACTATATAGTTTCTGAGTAACTAAGGTATCTTGGATACAATAATCTAGCATTTCCTGTGTTAAGTTCTCCCACTCATTAAACTCACCTTTAAATTCACCCATGCGATAACCCCATGCTTTTAAACTATGAGAACCTTTTAATTTAGAAGGTAGTTTAGTACTATTAGCATCTAACATAGGCATATTACTATATCGTAGCTTACTAGCAATAAGGGTATCAAAGAGAGGAACATCAAAAGAAACACCATATAGCTTTTTAATAACTGCTATATCATACCCTATAATATTATGTCCTATGATTAATGTGGCATTATCTTTTAAATATTGTATGCCCTCAGGTATATCACCAATAGACCCTATTAATCTCTTTTTATTGGTGTAGCTGAACACTTGATTTGTGTCAGCATCTCTTATTACTAAACAGTGTATTATATTTACATCTGTAAGTAATCCATCTGTTTCTATGTCAATAATTAGTTTCAAAATTCATCCCCTTCAAAAACATCAGTAACCTCTTCAATACGACCAGTTTCTTTATTATAAACTAATGTATCAGCTAGTCCTACATCACCAGCAAACCTATTCTTAAGTACTCTAAGAGATATATTATTACCTCCTACATCAGCTTGTAAATCTCTCTCAACACCAATTACAGCATCAGATAGCTGAGCTATAGCACCAGAACCCCGTAGTTGTGATAAAGATATCTTAGCACCATCCTCATGTCCCTTATCACCTTGTGGTCTTCTCAGGTGTGATATAATTATAATACCAGCCTGAGTTTCCTCTGCAAGGGAACGGAGCTTTGTCATAAGAACATCTATGGCTTTTCTCTCATCTCCACCAGCATCCATACCAGAAACTACTATGGATATATGGTCTAATACTATGAAATCAACACCATGCTGTGTAATAAGTAGTCTCATTTTTTTAATTAAGTTATCCTCATCTAGTGAACCAAAGTGGTCATATAGAAATACTCTACCTGTACCTAAGGTCTTGTCGAAAGCTTCTTTCCTATCTTCCTTAGATATGGTATTGTAATCAAAGAAAAGTGGTTTATTTAGGTATATACTCATAAAACCTAAGGCACTTCTCTTAATATTCTCCTCCAAGGCTATATAACCTACGGATAGTCCTTGTGTAAACATCAGATTATATGTTATCTCTTTCACTAGTGTACTTTTACCAACACCAGAACCAGCTGTAAAGGTTACTAATTCTCCCTTTCGTATTCCTCTGAGCTTATAATTAAGTTTCTCAAAGGGATACTTGTAGGAGGTAAAGGTATCTTCTTCTGACACCAGCTCCCATAACTCATTACCATTAACAATACCATCAATCCTTATTTCCCTAGCCTCATAAGAAGCTTGGAGAACTGCTGGTTTACCTTTGCTCACTAGTAACTCATTAGCATCTTTATAGCCTGTAGCTTGTATGGTCTTTAGTTGTGAGGGTTTAAATAACTCTGCTACTTGTTCAACTGCTTTATGTCCTGCCTCATCATCATCAAACCATAGTACAACCTCATCAAAAGAAATAAGAAATTCTAGGTTATGCTTAATACTTTTATAAGCCGAATTAGCACCATTAGGAAGAGATACAACAGGGTATTTACAGTTGAAAACTTCTGCAACGGATAGGGCATCTATCTCACCCTCAGTGATTATAATCTTCCTACCCTTATCCCTGAAGAGGTGCTGTCCAAACAATGTTTTAACCTCACCAATAGAAGAGAACTTCTTATCAGGATACCTTACTTTTTGTCCTACTAGTTCTCTCTCACTATTGTAAAAATTAGCTACTTGTACTTGAACACCATTCTTATCCTTAGCTACCATATAACCATACTTTCTACATGTTTCCTCTGATATCTGTCTCTTAATAAGAGCTTTGTACTCACCCTGAAGTAAATTAGCATCGCTAAATGTACGAGGAGAGGTGTGATTTTTATTGGTACCTTCTAGGTTTCCCCAAGTACCACAGCTGAAACAGTAGGAGGTGCCATTTGAATAGATAGCATTAGCATCTGATGAACCACACTGCTCACATCCTGTCTTATATAGGTATACACCATTATTATCATCACTCACATTATCCCCTTTGTTGTGTTGTTATATTAAAAATCGAATTCATCATCCACAGTAGTATTATTACTGAAAGTATCTTCTACTCCTGTTTCATTTTTAAAGATAGAATCATCACTTACATACTCTTTAAGGTCAATAACCTGTAGTGTTTTAAGTCTTACTGATAATCCTATATTACCATTCAAGTAATAAGGTTTAAATCCTATGTATAATTTTATTGTACTTCCATTACCAATCTTTTTCTTGAAGTTCTCCATCTTACTTCCTTTTGCATCATAAATAGATATAGTAATTGGTTCATCATTAAATGAGGCTGTTGATTTAGCCTTAAGAACTACATTACCTGTTTCCTTATCATCTTTATCATAATCAGTATGGAATGGTTTAACTATCTTTATTTCCTTAGCTTTTCTCTCAGGGAATGTTTCAAGGATTGTCTTAGCACTCTTATCAAGATAATCTTCAATCATATCAATGAAAGTTGCTGTTGCTTCCTCATTAGGATTTAACACTAAAGATGTTTCATATCTACCTTGTTTATCAAACTTGTAATCAGGCTCAGTAACCTTACACCATAATGCTCCACCAGCTGGTGTTACTACATTTCTCCACTTCATTTCTTTTACTACTGTTTCTGTACTTGCCATTTTATACTTCCTTTATTTATTAATATTGTTCTACCTATAGTGTCCTTATTAAGAAAACCTTAAGGTATAACACCATGTACTCTGAGGTAAATACCATAATGTATATATCCTTAGATTATTCATCATAATGTATGCCCTTAGATATACCTAAGGTACATACATAAGTTTACCCCCCTGCCTCCTCCCTTTTCTTCCCCCCTAGAGTGTCCTCTTTAAGAAAACTTTAAGAAAAGATATATCTACTATTTCTTACCTCCTTTAAATCTAATGTATTTATCATAATAGACTTAGCTTCCTCTAGGTGTTTATCATCTATCTGAGATACCCATGAAAATAAGGGCTTCTCTTCAAACAACTTTATAAAACCTTCTCTTACAGCCTTATTTAACTTAGGTACATCATTAGCTGGAACACCAAAACTATCATGTATCAGCATAAAATCAGTAACACCAGCCTCCTGTAATGCCTCTACCGTAAGGTACTCTAGTGTAGCATCTAAGCTATGTATTAAATTAGGAGCTACTCCATTATTTTGTTGTTGCTTATTTATCTTACCTGTTGGAAATCTCATACTTAAATTACCTAAGGCTGTCTTTACTCTCTTCTGTTTCATTTTGTTCTTCCACTGTATCACAGGGAAATTAAAGAAAGGTGTTTGCCACACTAAGGGCTTGTCTTCATTATCTAAGTAGAATTCTCTAACTACTCTTTTAACAAAAGCCTGTCCTATTGAAGCACCTTTTACAACCTCATGTATTGCTCTGCTATTCAAATCTACTAGTAACTTAGCTACAATCCATTTATCACCTCTCCAGAACTGTTTATTATTGTCTTCCAACTCATCTAAGAGTTCTTTAACTTGTTCAAACATACCTCTTTTTGTCACTGAGTAAGGCACTGTCATCACATTAGGTTTAGTGAGCTTTCTGGTAACATTACCTTGTAAATCATTAGCTTCTATAACAGTATCACATGTTTTTTGTGCATTATCCTTAGTTACAAAAGAGTATTTCGTAGGATAATCACCACTTTCTAAGTATCCCTCTACTTTAAGTGCAACATCTGTATATACATCTGCTGGTTTACTAGTAGTACCAACTACATTAACAGCTCTACCACCATCATCATCTAAGAGCAAACCAGCATAGAATTGAAGCCCTGAGCAAGTTGCATCTAGTGAGATAGGGATATGTACTGGTAAGCCTTTAAAATGCCCCTGAAGGGCTTGTATGCCCGCTAAAAACAGTAAAGGTTCATCAGCTTCATTCCATTCCTTTAAATAAGTTATAGGGTCTTCTGCCCATCTAAGGATAGCTGGTGTATTAGCATCTACCCATGCAACTCTATCCTCATATGAAGCTTTATCTAGCCCATAGGTGTTCGCTATATGTACTTTTAACCAGTATAAGCCTTCCTCAGTCAATAAAACACCATCAGCAAACTGTAATAGAGACTTAATAGCTCCTGTTGATTGTGGGTTCAATAACTGCTGGATAGGATACAATCGACTCCTAAAATCAGTATTATATGTAAAGTAGAAATGAGGGTATTGAGTGTACTCTGTTGCTATACTCAAGGATAACACAAAGAGAATCCTTTTACTCTTAATTGTTTCTAGTTTTTTTAACTGAATTTCTTTATCTGTGAACCATCTCTTATAATCAGCTAGATTTATATGAGTACCTTTAGCATCTAAAGCACCATACCTTTCTTTTGGTACTGCTTTATATACATCTATGGTCTCCATATAAGGTATATCACCATACAACATAGGATTTGTCTCAGGATACATAGGATTAACTATATTATTATCAATAATAGTATTAACTACATCTAGTATCTTTTTATTGATACTCCACTTTGTTCGCTGTATCCCATTTACAACCTTATATAATCGTGATAAATCTACATCCATATTCTCTATTTTTTCAAGTGCTTTGTGATTCTTATTATGCTTGATAAATGTAATACTATTAGGTGTGAGATAACCACCATTACCATATAAACTATCCCATGGGATTGGTTCAATTATCATAGGCTTATAATTAATAGCACTCACAATACCTTTGTCTCTTACCTTAGCAATAACTTCAAAGGCATGTTGTGTAAGTGTAACATGTCTCTCTACATTATTGGTGTACATATTTCGAAAAGAGATAAACTCAAAGAGATTAGCACCACTGCTCACAACACAATCAACTAGTACACTACCTACTGAAGCTTTAAATGTACCTTCTTGAATAACTTTATTACCTGTCTTTGAAGCTAGCTTAAGCTTTCTGCTGTTTATATAACCTATTCCCCTACTCTTATACTCATACTCAAGATAAGAGTAAAACTTAGGTTCATTCCTCTTAAAATCCTCAACAGATAACAGATTTAATACACTATTTATCACTGAAATAGATAAGCTAGTTATTTGTGTCTTAGATTTACCTATGTTATTCAAGAGTACCTCAATAATAGTATAAGCTAGTACTTCTGACCTACCTTTAAAATTGTCTGTGATAAAAGAGTGTATCTTAGCACCATGCCCTCTTTGACCTTTTAAAGCCATGTACTCATCAAGTGAGGTGGCTATATTATCAAAGGATAACTGCTTAAGCACTGCACCTTCTGAGGAGGTACCAAACATACCTACCTCAATCATCCTTTCTCTCATATTATCATATTTACTCTGGGCATCTCTTATGAAGTTTTGCTCAATTTCAATTTGTTTATTAACCATCTTCCCCCCATAATTAAAATTATAATCATTAAGTATAGTTGAACTATATAAGAGATAATATCAATCACTTATATAATCCTCAAATAAGTATATGTGTTCTGTAGGCACTTCATTAAACATAGCATATGCTAGTTCTCTTATATGGTAATGACTACTCTTAGCTGTTCTTAAAGATAAGAAATGCTGTAATGATTGGGCATTAAACTGCACCTGCATCTTATATATAAATGCTTGTGGTAATAATAGCTTCAAATCATCATTACCAATTGTAGGATTATCTTTGATAAACTGCTTAATTGATACTAAATTTCTATCCAGCATCTCATTTACTCTTTCATTCTTAGCTCTCTCATATTGAATATTATCAACATCTTGTTTAGTACAGTATCTAGTAGATTTAACTGCATAATCTATACCTACAGAGTGTCGTGTGAACTCCAGTAGGGCTGAGGTAGATAACTCTATTTCAAAGATATAGTGTACAAACCTTAGCATCGAACTATGTTGAAATTTGTTACAAACTCTATCAATTCTTTCCTTACCTTTAGCTGTATTAGCACCATACGACCCTTTATCCCAGCACATACCTACACCACTATCAACAAAGTCTAGTGATGGATTATTTATTAATTGTACTTTCATTTTATTTTCCTTTAGCTACTTTGAGTATTACTTTTTTCCATTCTTTCCACCACTTTAAAGCTCCTTTATCCATATTTTCAATTTCTTCATCTGTAAAGTGTTCCCACTCCTCAATTGAGTGTTCTTCACAACCTATACAAATTCTTACACCAGTGAGTATAACTATAAGATACTTCCCAAGTTGAAGGGATTTAACTTCTTTATTATTACCTATTGTTCTATTGAAACAAACACATTCAAGATTAGCACCAGTAAGGTTAGCTCCTTCAAGATTAGCATCGTAAAGGTTAGCTCCTTCAAGATTAGCTCCTTTAAGATTGGCATAGGTAAACTTAGTGTGCATAAGATTAGCACAACTAAGGTCTGCACCTTCAAGATTGGCAAAACTAAGGTTAGCACCTTCAAGATTTGCATATTTAAGATTGGCACTTTTAAGGTTGATTTTTCTAGCATCTCTAAAATCTGCTCTTATTCCACCTTCTTCATTATTTAACCATTTTTTATGGTTTGCTAATATTTTATCTATTTCCTCGTGTGCCATTTTACTTCCTTTTTCTTTTTTTATTACTTCCATATTAGCTTAGTAAAGCACCTATTTTATCACCATTATACCAATAAGTACAATAAAATTACTTCTCTTTATTACTACTATTTACTTCTATCCAGTTGTTGCAATTTTTGCAACTGTTCATTAGCTTCCAGCAAGAGTACTTCATCTTCTGTTAAGTATACACTATCTACTACAATAATATCCCGTGGCTTCTTATAATTATACACTAAGTAGCTAGCATATAACCATAAGAGAATACCAAAGGCAATACTCCAGCCTAATACAAATCTACTTACCACTTTTAAGCCTCACAATCCAATTTAGAGATAAGTCTAAGTGGTTTATTACCCAATCCTTAGCTTCTTCTTTGTTTTTAAACTCTTTTATATACGATTTTTTACTTTGTTTACTCTCTATTACATAAACCATGGGTATACTCCTTTTTATTAATATATGTTTCAAAATCATTACATAGAATACCCTCATCCGTTTCATGGAATATTTGGTATTCTCTTATCTCACCTTTTCTATCTTGAATAAGTACCCTGTACTCATCCAAAACCTCATATGCTATTATGTTATTCTTCATATGTATCACCATTTTCAAAGTATAGGGTATCACTACTATTTTCTAACTGTTCTTTAATAGCACCATCACTGCTTAAGAAATCATACTCTTTTTCCAGTGCTTTATACAGGTAATCTGCTAGTTCTCTACAGATACTTCTAAAGGTATCGATTGTACCTTCAACAAAACTTTTGTTATCATCTCTATATATTTCACCTACAATCATTGTATTAGAGTGATAATATCGACTGCTTATTCTCTCTACTTTAGCGGATAAAGAGTAGAAATTACTCTTCTGTAACTTCTGTAATTGTTCTGCTATAAAGTAGAGTTCTTTATCCAGTGGTACATAACTTTTTACCAGTGATAAGCATCCTTTTTGATATCCATATGAAGCTTCAAATGAAGCACCATCACCTTGTGAGTAGAATCCACTGAAATTACACTTAATATTGTAGAATCCTAATTGTTTCAAAATTTCTTCAAAATCCCAAACAGTAGGGGCATACCAATTATGTTCTGTTAGTATATCTCTATTAAACTCTATCACTTTATCTTGAACTTCAAGAGATAATTCTTGAAATTCATATAGTTTTACTTCTTGTATTTTCATTTGTTTTCCTTTTTAAAATATTTCTTCAATTAAATCATCATCTTCTAGTTTAAAATTTCTTATAAATTGATATAATAAATCCTCATCAATTATGTAATATCTAGTATCATCAAATCCTATCCAAATCCTCAAATCTGAACCAGCTAATTTACTTTTTAGTGTACCTACCGCTAAATTGATATGATTTAAGTTGTATAAATCATCATATGTTTTCATGTGTAATCCTTTTTATGTTTTTATTAATTGAAGTATATCTAAGCAAGACTTAAATCCTGCTTAAATCTCAAAACTATCCAGTATAATTATATCTTTAATTATTACATCAAATATAGCTTCAACTAAAAAGTGTCTATTTTCTTTCTTAAAATAATCATTATAATCATAATATGGTATATATCCATCATATGGAGTGGCACAATATTTTATCTGTTCTAATACTTCCTTTTTCAAGTCATGTAATTTAATGAACTCCATAAGTTTTATTATATCTTTTTCTGTGATATCAATTACTATAAAATCTGTTCTGTAATTATAACTATATGGTGAATCAAGTGTAATGAACTCCATGTTTATTTGTAACATATCGTTTAATTCTTTTATATACTCTTTTGAGTATTTTATTCTAGCATCGTCCCATGCATCATAAACATCATCATTATCATCACCATATACACTAATAATAGCATCTTCAATAAGAGACTCATGAAGGCTTCCGTAAAAGCCCCCAAAATTAATATTTACTAACATGTGTAATCCTTTAATTTGTGCACCATGTATTTAGATATAAAGTGAGATATAATCCCAATTATACCACCAAATATAACAAATAAACTTATTACTATAAATATGATTAATGTATCATTTATCATTTGAATAGTTCCTTCCGTAATTTGGATATAATTTCTTTATTGGTATAATACATGTAACGGCATCTATACCCGTTACTAGCTGTTACCAACT